GTCACCTGTAGCACAACCAGATAATAATACTATCCCGCACAATACGGAAATTAGTGTTTTTTTCATAAGAGATCCCTTTTAGTTGTAAGACCATTTGGGTCTTAATTCTATTTATCATCATATTATGTATTTGACAATAAATCCATTCTATGTTAAACTGTAGTTACAGTAGATATCAACCCCCGAGAAAGGACTAGAAAATGCTAAAGTATTACATTTTCCGTATTGAGTATTCTCAGACAGATCAGACCATGATCATTATTCAAGCGGAATCACGTGAACAGGCTGAAAAATACCTTAAGCGCAATGGTCACAGTGGTCCTAGATATGTTACATACTACGGCGAACAGGAAAACATCCCTGTAGCTAAGTAAAAAGTAGTACACTTTATGAGTACGAAAGTACTCATTTTCTTGAGTCAGGGACGCTAGGACCGATACTTTTTCTAGGACTAGCTACTGACTGACAACTAGCGAAATACTCAAAATTTGACAACAAATGGCGTTTAGTGTACAATACACTTATGAACTCGAAAATCGTCCGCAAGCGTAGAACTGATAGAAATCAAGTGATTTACTTTATCCAAGATAATGTAACACTTGAGTACTACATTGGTTTGACTGCAATGGAATTCAATGGTAACGTTTTTAAGACACTGCGCCGTCGTATGCAAAAGCATATGCAACGGGCTATGACTGAGAACAAAGATTGGGGCCTGTCTCGTGCATTGCGTGAACGTGGCGCCGATAGTTTTGTATTTGGTAAGTTGGAAGTTGTGCGTGGCAAGCGTCCTGCTCATATACGTGAAACAGAATTGATTAACACATTGCAACCAGCATTAAACACATTTGGAGTAAAATAATGGACAAGATGATTAGAGCAACGACATACGGTGAAGTGGGCATTGATACGGAAGCTAGCCCAGGTAACGGTCAGTTCTATGCAAAGACCTACGATGGGGAACTTGATTCCGTAGGGTTCGACACCGTTGAAGAAGCATGGGCTGAGTTGGAATATGTGGCTTGTGGTACAGTTGATGCGGAGTACCGAGAATGAACAAACGAATTAAAGAACTGGAGAAGTTAGCAACACCCCGTTGTTATGATGAAACTGGTTGTTATATTGGTAACAGGTTTGATGTTCAAAAGTTCGCCGAGTTGATTGTGCGGGAATGTATTGATAAAGCGTTTCACAATGGTCATCCCGATTTAGAATTTTTGTTGAAACATTTTGGAGTTGAAGAATGAACAAACGTAAAATTACCACCCGAATCATGCTTGACGGTGTTGTGGATAATACCTTTACACAGATGCGACAGGTTTACGTTGACGATAAAGGCGAGTATGTAAATTGCGACCGCAATCGGTATCACATTACTAATGATAGTTTTGACATTGTTTATACTACTGGTCGAGCATTTACATTCGCAGAAGTGTTAAAGGATTTGGTATGAACGAATTTTTAAAAGAAATAGCAATCAAAGCCGGGGCACCGGAAGAAGTTGTAAATGAGTTGTGGTTTAACATATTTTGTCAAAAGTTTGCACACGAACTAATGACTGTCCTCGAGGAACAAGAATGAACAAGTTAAGTGAAGATGGAAAGGTAGCAGTACTATATTCACCTGGCTTTGGCGCTGGATGGTACACATGGAACTACAATCATCCTGAAATACTTTTTGATCCAGCAATCGTAAAGTTTGTTGAAAAAGAAAAATGGGATGAATTGGATACATACGTTATACTGAAGTATCCTGAAATCTATAAGGGTGGTATGAAAGAATTACAAGTAGAATGGATACCTGAGGGCACTCTGTTTAGAGTAACTGAATACGATGGAAGTGAATCCATCGAATATAAAGAAAACGACCACTGGATGATAGCATGATTTATATTAATTTATTTGCTGTTTTATTTTTTAGCCATCGTTTAGTCAATGCGGATTACCATAGTAAATTGAGTAGGAATTTAGATGGTATATTTTTTGCATGGAATTTTGCAGAAATGTTTTTATACATTGATAAAATGTTACTAGCAACATAGTAGAATAAATATGGATGTATGAACATATTTTGGGAAACACTCTGGTTGACTTTATTTAGAATTAGTGCTATAATAATAGCATTAGCAGTATTCATCTGGTGGTTGAGTGTACCAACAGACGAAGTTGAAGACGAGGTAGATCCCTTTTCTGTTACGATAACTTATCGTTGTAAGGAAGTCTTAGCAGATGTAGATGAGATACCAGAACATGTAGTAAGTAAATGTAAAAAATTAGCAAAGGAATTGCAAAATGCAACTAAGTCAAATAAATCAGACGTTTGACCACAAAATCACTAGTGGATCAGAATATCAATGGAATTGTTTTCCTGATGCACGGTTTTTAGATTACGAAAGTGACTTTGCTCACATCTCCGTACTCTATAGTACATCAGACCAAAAAATCTATCAGGCAGATGCGTCAGTTAAGCGTGATGCATGGGATGAAGATAAAAAGCCCTATCGTTGGACTAACCCATTCTACAAAGATGCTTACTTGAGTGAAGCAAAAAAACGCAATGTCGATCCCGATCAAGCATGGGATGATGTTACGTGGGTTGATTTAGATGTAGAAGATGACTGGCTAGAAAAAGCAACTGCTATGTTCAATGGTGATTATTGGGATACCCGTGTGCAAATAGAAGTTAATTTGGAAGATGATCTTATTCTTGGATTGGCTAAGGAAGCACACAAGCGTGATATCACGCTAAATAAGATGATAGAGGTTGTGTTACAAGAAGTAATCGACCGTCACCGTGTCAACGGAACGTTAGTCTGATACGTTATATAAGTGTAACTTAGGAGATCACTATGAAAAAAGTTCTATTAGCAATGTCATTAGTTCTGTTAGCTGGTTCAGCATCAGCACAACACTTTGGTCATCACGGTAATCACGGCCATTATGGTCACGGTGGATATCGTGGAGGTAACTGGGGATGGGGACCTGTACTCGGTGGCGCATTAGCTGGAGCAGTAATTTATGATATCTATAATCGTCCAGTAGTTGTACAACAACCTCCAGTAGTTGTACAACAACAGCCTGTTATGGTTCAACAAAATCAAAACTGCACACTATGGACTGAAACACAAAATTCAGATGGTACCATCACACGGACTCGTACCTGTAGTCAATGAATAATATATTAACTGGTATTTTTAATTGGATCAAAGATGACTATCGTACTCATCCTTTTCGCTTTATCGTTGAGTTGCTTGCATGGGGCATTTCAATTGGGTGCTCTATCACCATGGCTCTTACAGTCCCCAACCCGCCCCTACTTACTTTGTATCCTATATGGATTCTCGGCTGTAGTCTCTATGCTTGGGCTAGCTTTACTAGGAAATCTTTTGGGATGCTGGCTAACTACATGCTACTTGTAAGTATTGACAGCGTTGGTTTAATTAGAATGATTGTACAATAATGGCAACACAGATTCAAATGACAAATTGTAAAACCGGTATTCAGAAAACAGGATACATTGGTTTTAGTTTTAGCTACTTCTTTTTAGGTATATTCAGTCTAGGTTGGCTAGTGCCTCTATATCGCGGCGATCTAATGGCATCATTAATTTGTTTAATCTTTCATCTTGTAACACTACCCTTATGGATGCTAACCTCACTATTGTTTGGTTTGTTCTTTAACAAGTATTATACATTAAGATTGATTGAACAGGGTTATGATTTTACTGACCCCGATGAAGAACTTGTAATTCGTGCTAAATCTGTATTAGGAGTATCAAAATGATTAATTGGGCAGACCCCGACAACTTGGTGACCATTGACGACCGTGTTGAGCCAATGCTACACGAATGGCTCAATAACATGCTCAAAGTAACAGAAGCTACTATCACATTCACTAAGGTTGATGGTACTGAGCGTGTTATGAAGTGTACACTTGAAGCAGACAAGTTGCCACCTGTCGTAATTAAAGAGGATGCAAAGCCTCGTAAAGAAACAACAAGCACAAAAGCATTGCGTGTGTTTGATATAGAGAAGAATGAGTGGCGTAGTTTTACTATCAAAAACATTAAGCGTATTGAACTATCATTGACATGAACGATTTTGAGATAGGTAATCAATGCTATATGAGCAAAGATTACAAAGAGGCTAGAGATTGTTATGAACGCTTTCTTCAAATTGAACCAGAAAATTACATCGCGTGGCACAACTTAGGTGTCACGCTTTGCCAACTTGGATTGGATGAAGAGGCACTAGCAGCGTTTATATTGCCATGCCAGCATAACTATGTTGAAAGTCATTTAAGTCGAGGCACAGCACTAAGAAACTTAGGTAGATATCGTGAGGCATTACTTGCATTTGCTCACACATTCGCACTTGATCCTAAACATCCAACAGCATATAGCAACTATGGAAACACCTTGCGTGAATTCTTAGAGCCTGAATTAGCAATACCCTTCATGCAAATTGCTCGTAAACTCAAACCTAACCATCCTAATTTTGAATTAAATGAATGTGTATGTCACTTGATGAAGGGTGACTTACTTGCTGGATGGGAACTATACGAATCACGATGGTTCTTTCAAAGTGATGTTAGTATGAAACCTAACCTGTCTGGACCCGAGTATGATGGTTCACAAGACATTAATAATAAACGTGTTCTTGTTTATTATGAGCAAGGGTTTGGTGACAACATTCAATTTTCAAGATATCTTAAACTGTTACAGGTTAAGGGTGCTAGTGTTATACTCGTAACTAAAAATCCTACATATGAATTGTTCAAATACAATTTCCCTGACGTAGAAGTTTTGAATGAGGAGTCAGTGTTGCCCGGTTATCATTATCATGTAGCATTGATGGCACTGCCCAGATGCTTCAAAACAACAATTGACACAATACCTTATCCTACGCCATACTTGGATGTAGATGACACATTGAAACAATCATGGCAAACAAAGCTAGGACCTAAAATTAAAAAGCGTATTGGATTGTTATCCAGTCCAAACAAAGTAGCGTACATTACTAAGTTTAGACAGATTGAACTTGAAAAGTTGTTATCCATCACCAATGATGAATATGAGTTTATCAATTTGTCATACGAAGTAGATGATGAAGCATTGGCACTATTGAAAGAACATAATGTAAAAGACTTTCATAATGATCTTACTGGCTTTTATAACACAGCCGGATTGATTAGTCAACTTGATTTGGTCATTACAATTGATACTGTTATTCCTCATTTGAGCGGTGCACTTGGTATACCTACTTGGGTCATGTTGAGTGACTATGGTAGTGACTGGCGATGGTTCTTAAATCGTAATGACAGTCCCTTCTATAACTGTGTAAAATTGTTTAGACAAAATGGTGATGGCAAATGGGATAGCGTACTAGAATCCATAAAAATAGAACTTGACAATAAATAAGAGTCATGCTATAATATGGGTTATGAAAAGAGAAATACTATCCTTCACTGTTAAAGAACCCAAACGCAGGGTTCACCGAGTG